CTTTCGCCCCGACCAACCTGCCCCGCTCCCTCTCAGGGGAGCGCTACCGAACTGCCCCGCCATTCTCCCTACTTGCTCGCTTTCTTTTCGCTGGGGGCCTCGCAAGTAGGCGTCTTCGGATAAGGACGATACGGCTTATCCCACAACCCAAAATGGTCACGCAGGATAAAGGAAATGTGATCAGAGAGGGACCACTTCGGCAGCTCTACACCAGCGGCTTCCTCCTTCAGCATTTCCTTGAACTCGCGATCCTCCCACACCATGAGTGGAACAGAGTCAACGCGGTGCCTGCCATATCGCTTCTTACGATTGGCGCTTTCACGCATAGGGACACGTTCTTTCCGCATATACTCACCTCCTTCCCTGTGCAGTGTGGCAACCATAGGACTACCCTACGGCACAGGTGTGTAAATTGTCAACTACAATCTATGATCTATTGCACTAATGTGGACTCCGGGGATATATTCTACTAAATATGTGTTGACATCTATTATCCACTAGCTTATATCCTAGCCATACGAAAGGAGGTGTGCAGGTGAAATTTACAGTGAAACGGTTCACAGTGCCTGACCGGAAGCCGCGCAATCGATACCCACTCGATAAGATTAAGGCGGTAGGGGATGGCTTCACGATCAAGAAAGAGTACCGACCGAAGGGGCGGCTCAGTGCGATTGGCTGGCATCGCGGGATGGTGTTTAGCCAAAAGACGTTATCAAATGGGGACTTGCGGTTAGTGTTGGTAGGCTGGACGCCAGTAGTCAAGCGCAAGAAGGTGTAATCCACTTGACTCATCAGGAGTATTCAGGTATGATTGCGTTAGACGAGATACGGTGGAGCGTGTCATTGTCGCCGATGTTTTTCGGGGAAACCCGACGAGGCCCAATGGTTGCTGCTCCACCAGCAACCGGCGGGCCTTTTTATTTCTCGTCCGTGGTGGTCAACCGATCCCCTCTCCACGCTGGAAAAGAAAGAAACGCCCCTAGCGCGGGTCAAGGAGCTTCCTCTCTGGTGCACTCCACTGGAGTCCTTCTCTCCTCCGCGACCTCACGAACGAGGCGCGACCGACTAGGCCGAATAGCCCTAAAGTGGCGGATTCGGAGGGAAAAAGAAGGACGAGGCATGCCAATTTTTAGATTTTTGGAGGTAGTGTGATGACAGGCTTACGAGAACGACCATTACGGTTGGAGCCTTCGCTTACGAGAGACTATGTCAACCGGGCGGTGAAGATGCGGGAGATTGAAGAGCGTCTACAGGAGCGGCGGGGCTGGCGTCCATTAGTGGCGTGGTTGTGGATGTTGGTTCTTGCCGTGGCGGCTGCTTCGGTGATTGTCCAGTATTGAGGAGGAGACATGATCTGGTTGATTGGGGCGGTCTTATGGGTGGCGATTATGTGCTTCGTGTGGGCGCTGTGTGTGGTGGCAGGACGGGCGGATGAGGCAGCAGAGCGGATGTATGAGGGGATGAAATGAGTAAGGTGAGCGCTGTTGAAGAGGGCATGGTGCGCCTAGGGAGTGCATTTGCGAACGAGATCGGCTTTACCCCTGATCTATTTGAGGGGTATGGGTGGGTGAAGGATGGGGCGTTCTATGTCTCGCTGATTATCTCGCTGCATCCGGGGCAGGGGAATTTTCGCACGATGGTGGATCGAGTGCTTGCCAAGGGGTTAACCGTGAAAGTGCCCACTCCTTCCGCTCGGATGCGGGGTATCTGTCAGCGTAGTGGATTTCAGAGGAGTACAGAATATGCCCCTGTGATGGGCGAGTATGACGTGTTAGTGAAAAAGCCAGACGAGGCATATGTCGCTACCAGACCACTTACTTGACGACCCATCCGGCACCTGTGCGGCCTGTGGGCGGTATGTGGGGAGTTATGTGGGGAGTTATGTGGGGAGTAATGAGGCGTTATGTGGGGAGTGTCGGTTAGACGTGGCGGATCTGTACGCGGATGAGAAGGTGGGTGAAAGGAGGAAGAGGGAATAATGCCGTACGTGAAACGGATGAAAGGGCCGGAGGGGGAGCCGATTGCGATCACGATTACCGGGGTGTACGCCGGGAGACTACGGGCGTGGCACCGGATCTCACAAGTGGGGGTTGCACCTGGCGCGGGTCGGACCTCGTTGGAAAAGTTTTGCCTGGAGATTATCGAGGGGTACCTCGCGGACAAGCGTGGGCTGCGATTGGTGACGGATGCGGATCAGTACTGGGAGCGTGACGGGGACGACGCCTCCCATGTGGCGGTGGACTGATGCGAAAGAAACGACCGGCCAGGCCAAAAAGTAAAGAGAAGCGCTACTTCGGCGGGCAGTCGATCAGCTCGCAAATTGATGCCGCACGGAATCAAGGCAGGCGCAATTCGATCTTTGCGCGGAAGGCGGCGACGCTTGCGGATCGGTTGTTAGGGAAGGGGGAGGAAGCATGCTGACGGAAGCACAATTGGAAGCACGGAAAGCTGGCATTGGGGGCACAGATGCGGCGGTGGTGGTCGGATTGTCTCCATTTAAGAGCCCCTATCAGCTCTGTTTGGAAAAGATGGGGGTTGAACTCCCTGATGAAGAAGAAACCTTGGCGATGGAACTGGGGAACATCCTGGAGGAGCCCGTCGTACAGCTCTACCGCCTCAGAACTGGTCGGGCGGTGCGGCGACAACCGATGGTGGCACACGACGACTACCCATGGATGCTGGCGAACATTGACCGACAGATTATCAATGATCCACGTGGGCCGGGGATCTATGAAGGGAAGACGACGAACGAATGGAGCGGGCGCGAGATCCATGGGGCCAATGATGTGCCGGATCACTACTACATTCAGGCCCAACATTATATGGCGGTCTATGACTACGCATGGGCCTCGTTCGGCGTGCTGATCGGCACCTCTCGGTTTGTCTGGTTCGACATCGACCGGAATGACGATGTAATTGCTGAACTGATCAAACAAGAGGCGGAATTTTGGGAGCGGGTGCAGACGCGCAACCCGCCGCCGGTGGATGGGTCTACAAGGACTGCTGATCTGATTAAACGGATGTACCCCAAGGATACCGGCAAGGTGTTGACGGTGAATGCACCGGAATTGATCGAAGCGGCGAACTCGTTGGTGGCGCTCAAAACCGCACTGAAGGGGTATGAGGCGGATCAGACGCGCTACGAGAACATGCTCAAGAATGCCTGTGGAGATGCGTCGGAAATGATCCTTGAGGGGTTTGGTAGCATCACCTGGAAACGGGCGAAGGATTCGGTGAGTGAAAAGCTGAACGTCGAGAAGCTGAAAGCGACTTATCCTGATGCGTACGCGGCCTGTCTGGAAGCGAAGACAAGGCCGGGCTCACGTCGGTTTCTCATCAAGCCAGCAAAGGAGGCAGTATGAACGAGCTGATGGTCAAGGAAGCGGGAGAAGTGGTGATTACAGGGGAACAAGTGGACATCATCAAGAGCACGGTCTGTAAGGATGCGACGGACTCCGAAATGCAGTTGTATTTCTATGATTGTAAGCGGCGTGGCGTGCATCCGTTGGATCGGTTGATTCATTTTACCAAGCGTGGCGGGCGGTATGTCCCGATTACCAGTATTGATTTCTTCTATCAACGCGCACACGCCACAAATCAGTTTGCAGGCCAGGATGAAACGGTGTTCAAGGGGAAACCGGGATCGGTCGATTTTGAAGCGACGGTAAGGGTGCATCGGGATCGTGGCATGGGCAATCGGGGGGCATGGTCGGCTACGGCGCGATGGAGTGAATACTACCCTGGCGATCAGCAAGGGCATATGTGGAAGAAGATGCCGAACAGGATGTTGGAGAAATGTGCGGAGGCTCTGGCGCTACGCAAGGCATTCCCGTCGGAATTGAGCGGGCTCTATGTGCGTGAGGAGCTGGATCAGGCCGGGGAAGAGCCCATGCAGCGGCCACGGACACCGGAACGCAAGCCGGACAAGGGCGCGGCGGTGTTGGATAAGATGCAACGCAATAACAAGCCGGTGGAGCGGGACGGCGTGAGACAACCGGAAGAAGGTGTCACTCAGCAAGCTCGCGATGCTGCTCCACCTCAACTCATCGCCTCGAATGTCTGCCAGCAATTGGTGCTGTGCGAAAGCAAGGCGGAATTCGCGGCAGTTATGAATGCGTGGATGGATGAGCGCGACGCACATAGCGAGGAGGATCAACAGGCGGTCGAGAAAGCCAAAGCGTTGACCTTGAAACGCTTGGGGGTCCTTCGATGAAAGCCTATCGTTGGAGTGAAGAGGATTTGAAGCAGGTGAGGGGCGGTGGCGGGGGCCACATGGAAGCCTCAATACGCGGAAGTGTAACGAGGACATATCCGACGAAGAAAATAAGCGGAGCCAGTTCGACTCTGGCCCCCTCACCCTCTAAACCTCCCTACCGAAGCAAGCTGGAGCTTTCTTGGGCTGTACGGCTGGAGGCGATGAAGCGCATGGGCGAGATAGACGGCTGGCTGTACGAGCCGTTCACGTTCAAGCTCGCGGAGGGGAAGCGGTATCGCGTGGACTTTATTTCGTGGAAGATGACCATCGGCTTGGAACCGCACATGGAGATGACGGCATACGAATGTAAGGGCTGGCATCGCAACTACAGGGACGCCATGACACACCTGAAGTGGAGTGCCCAACGGTTTCCCTTCTTCCAGTGGAAAAAGGTGGTTCGCAACGGCAAGAGTGGGTTTGAGGTCATGGATGTGGTGGTATGATGTGGCCATGGAGTGAAATTGCCAAGTGGAAACAGTTGGCTCAGCACTATGAGGGATTGGCACACCAACATGGTCACAGAGCGGAATTATTCAGGGCCGAATACCTGCAATTGCGGCGTGAGGTCCTGGGGGCGCATAAGGGCATTTGGCGGTTACGGCAAAAACTCACACGCTACCAAAAGGAGGAGCCATGATCAGGACACCGGAAGAACAAGCAGCCGAACAAGCGGCGTGGGACTTTTATATTGAGCGGCGCAAGGCGATGGCGGAGGAATAGGTTATGAAAGAGCGACCGATCTTGATGGATCCAGAGAATGCGCAGCAGGTGTATGAATGCCATTAAAAGACAGGGCCGCACGGATTGCCTATAGCAGACGAAGGTACAGGAATAACAGGGAAGAGCTTAAACGTATGGAGCGTGATCGGTATATGGAAAATAGGGAAGCGATTCGCCTGAGGCGGCTAGAATTGTCAGACAGGCATAAGGCCAAGAACAATGAACGTGAGAAAACTAGATACGCTGGATTACGAGCCACAGTGATTGAGGCATACGGTTCTGTTTGTGCCTGTTGCGGGGAGAAAGAGCCGAAGTTCCTAGAGTTAGACCATATTCTGAACGACGGATGTCATCACAGGAAAACGCTCGGCCGTGGAGCCCGCCCTATCTACTTCTTTCTCAAGAGAAATGGTTTCCCTAAAGATGCGTACCAGTTGCTCTGTGCGAACTGCAATCAAGGCAAGGTGCGGAATGGAGGGATATGTCCCCACCAACGGTAAAGGAGAGGCCTATTTTATTTACACCTGAGAATGCCCAGCGTGTATTTGATGGGATAAAAAATCAAACCAGGCGGATTGTGAAGCTGCAACCTGATGACGATGCCAAGATTTTAATGGGGGAGTTAGGTACTTCGAACGGTGTTGCCTACATTGGGAATGAGCAGAGCGGAGGACTGGTGACAAGAGTGCAATCGCCCTTCGGGGTCGTCGGCGATCGGCTCTGGGTGCGCGAGGCCTTTACATACTGGGAATGCATGGAGGAGGAGTCAAAGCGCACCAAGCATGTGCGGTGGGAGGATCTGAGCCCGCAACAACAAACAGCTCTCATTGAGAGAGCAGCAATGTACGGCAAGGACTACCTGGTTTACAAAGGAGGAGGAGTAAAACGATTACTTTCGGAATGGGCCTATCCACACCCCATCTATGATCATTGCATCGGACGGTTTGACAAGACCATACCTGGTATCTACATGCCGCGCTGGGCCTGCCGGACCGTGCTGGAACTGACCGACGTACGGGTGGAGCGGTTGCAAGAGATCAGTGAGGAAGATGCGATCGCGGAAGGGGTTACACCAGATGGTGATATGCGCTGGAATCCTATCCAGGCCTATGAGTATCTCTGGGAATCGATAAACGGCAAGGGCTCGTGGGATCTGAACCCTTGGGTATGGTGCTTGAAATTTAAGAAGGTGGAATCATGAAACAACCAGATCTATTTGAGCGAATGGTGAAAGAGCGCATGGAGATTGATGGGGGGATTTGGTCGGATACCGCTGTGGATCTGCTCAGGCGTGAGCATGCCTGGGTCGTGCGGATGGTGAAGGAGCACGATAAAGCCTATCGGTATATGCCAGGGGGAACGGTAACATTCGCAATTTTGCAAGAGCTGAGAGAACGGAGAAAGTGAGGAAAACATGACGAACTACCTACGATCAATTGGCGTGATTCTGTTGGTGATAGCGGGAACCTACACGGCGTCTGAATGGGCGGTCAAGCAGAAGCCGGTGCGACCGGCGACGGTGGAGCAGGTTGAACAGCATCTAGCGGTGGTCAAGGCGGAATTAGTGCGGCAGGAACGGCTGATTGAAGAGGCGCGACGGCCATGAAGTATAGCGATGGGTGGAAGTACAAGACGGAGGCGCAGGAACGGGCGGATGTTCCGGAGTTGGCAAAGCTAACTTTGCAAACAGGGTATGTAGATTTATGTGATGGCGTGCTGACGGTTGAGAGTGAGTATCCGTGGGACGGCGCGAGCTTCATCTTGTTCTATTGGTTCGGCACGCCTAAGAAATGGATGGTCCCATCATTGATCCACGATGCCCTCTATCAGCTCATGCGCGAAAGTAAGCTGGAGAGTTCGTATCGCAAAACCGTTGACGGCATTTTCTACCGCCTCTTGCGCGAGCGTGGCGTGTCCTGGCCAGTGGCCAAGGCAGCCTATTACTGTGTCCGAGTCGGTGGCAATTATGCGATGCGGCATGGGGCGAGAGTCAAGGATGTGGTGTGATCGTGTGGACTCCAGTGTAAGCCTGTGGTAAAAGTGGCGCACAAATAACGCCTGACTGGAAGCAGGCAAGAAAAGTCTCTGGCTCACGTTCGCGTGAGTCGCGGACCTGAACGGCTCTTGAGGACCTTCCAGCCTTGAGAGCCGTTCTCTTTTTGAGGGGTGGAAATGTGGGTGAAGATTGATGATGGGTTTGCAACACACCCGAAGTTGCTAGCAGCTGGACCATTAGCCGCCTTACTGCAAATCCGCGCTATCTGCTTTGCTAGTCAGAATAAAACGGATGGATTCATTCCGCACTCTGCAGTTCTCTTGCTCCAGTCTGGTTTTGAAAATTTAGGCATTGACACAGGATCAGTAGGTGAATACGCGACAGTAGGATGTCAAGCAAATGATATCGAATGGGCTCCGTATATGGTTGAGTATGGGTTATGGGAAACACGAGATGGTGGGTATTACATTCATGATTATTTGAAATGGAATCTCTCAAAAAAAGAGCAAGAAGTGTTCGTAAAAAAGAAGAGCATAGCTGGCAAGAAGGGCATGAAGTCTAGGTGGAATAAGAGAAAACCAGTCATAACACATGTTATATCACCTGATATAACAAACTCATATCATCCTACTTCTACTTCTATATCTTCTTCTCTTAATTCTTCTTCTCTTAATTCTTCTGAATCGGAATTTGAGCAATTCTGGCAAGCCTACCCTCGGAAGGTCGGAGGGAAGAAGAGCGCACTGAAGGCATGGGAGAAGGCGAGGGATAAGCCGCCGCTCGCTGATCTGCTCGCAGTGCTTGAGAACGCAAAGCAAGCGGAGCAATGGAAGCGAGATGGAGGGCAGTACATTCCCTATCCGGCAACCTGGCTCAATCGCGGGATGTGGGCGGATGATGTGCGGCCTTTGGAGAGTGCTTTTAAACGTGGACTGAATAGCTTTCTTGAACGCCACAAGGAGGAGGAATGATGACACCGAAAGAGTTTTTGAAGGGCTGGTTTACGTTGATTGCACAGCCGTGGGGGGCACGCTATGAGGGGGAAACTGATATCGCGATTGCCCAGCAAGAGCTGTATTTCGCGACGTTTAAAGACGCGAGCCCTGAGCAGTGGCTCAAGACCTGCTATGCCCTAGCATCGAAATCAAAGCAGTGGCCGTCTATCAGCGAGGTAAGAGCGCTACTAGATCCGACCGGACATCCGAGCGCGGAGCAGGCATGGGCCATGATTGCGCCGAAGGTGTCGAGCGATGCCCCAACTGTGTTTGTCACTGATCCGATGCGTGAAGCGTTTGGCGCGGCACTCGCCTTAGGGGGTGACATGGTTGCCGCACGTATGGCGTTTAAAGACGTGTACGTGCAGGCGGTGAATGCGGCTGAGGCGACTGGGAAGAAGCCGCAATGGTCGATGATGCCAGGGACAGACCGGAATATGAAAGCGCTCGCGATTACTGAGGCATCGAAGAAAGGGCTTATTGATCGTGCCTGGGCGATGGGGCAGCTTCCGGTAGACGCGCATGAATCACTTATGCAGTTGGTTGGTGAGATGGATATGAAGAGGATTGCATGAAGCCGTATGTAAGAAATGAAAATCACTACCCGCAAAAGTACGACTTTCGCGAATGTAGTACGCCAGGCTGTACCGTCGTGATCGGGTTTACTGTGGGCTCAACTCAGGGGCTAACGACGTGTAAATGGTGCCAGAGTGGGAGGTCGCACAAGTCATGACTCAGACACGGGAAGAATTTGGCCTTGCGCTCTACGACGCAATCGCGTGTTGTTCTGGCGTGCAGCAACTCCTGAGGATGATTTCCTCCGGCGTGCATGCCGGGAAGGACGTCAGCCACCTGTCAGAGCGGTATACGAGCGAGAAAGAGCGAGCCAAGATCTTAGCTCAAGCGGAGGGGATGAGCCAAGAGGATGCGGCCAGGTTAGCGAGACAGTACCCGTGGCTGCTGGTGTGAGATAGTGGCGTCCCCTGGACTCCATCGCTGGAATATCTTACAATGCATTGCAATGTACCTACAACGCGTTGTGAGAGGGGGATCCCATGAAATCTGATGACGTGGATGTGTTGAGTTTTTGCAGTGGGGAAGGTTTTCTCTCAGCAGAGGAGGAGTCGCTTTACCTAACGCCATGTATTTATTGTGGAATGCCTGCTAGTAGCGTTGACCATATCCCGCCACGTCACATGAGGGCGCAATTACTGGAGTTAGGGGACGGGTTGCGTGGCATGATTCAACGCAACCTTGCGGTACGGGACGACATTCGCAAGAGGTTGCAATGGAGGGGGAGCCATTATGGGGCATGAGATGCAGTGCCAGTGGTGCCAAAAAAACTTTCAGGCTAATCGTCCAACGTGGCAACGGTTTTGTAGTGCAACATGTCGATGGCTGAAATGGTCCACAGACCACCCCCGCCGCATGAATAGCGGCGATCCTACGGTAAGTCCGCCGTCAGTCAGATGATGTAGGCGGCTCCAGATACCCTTCCCGCTGCAATTTCTCGCGAAGGGCTTGTTGGACGAGTTTTGACATGCTCATCACCCCTTGATCGACCATGTACTTTGCTAGGGGCGTGATGAGATCTTTCGGGATGTAAACATTATGTGTGGTGTTGGTTGCCATGTCAGATTATACCATATCCCGATAGCGCATGACATAGAAATAGCGCATGGTCCCCTCAGCATCTCGCCATTGGTGCAATTCCTCGTCGGGTTTGCCGTAGCCAAGCGTGCTGGTAGGAGACCATTGATTGATCACCCCTCCAGGCCCGGTATGGCGAGCCATTTCCTCCAGCATGGCGGCTCGATCAGACCACAAGGGGCCTCGGTCGGGATCTTTGCGAAACGTCCCATCATCATTGGCGTAAGCGGTTTGGATGTACCAGAGGGGAGCATGGTCCTCTGGTGGCTCTGGCGTGCTGGTCTGCCAGATCCAATAGCTGTTGGTGCAGGCGTTGCGGAGGAGGGTGACGAGTTTCGTGAGTAGGCGCATGATGTACTCCTATGGAGTCCAGTTAGGGATGATTTTCCTCTTGCCTCTTGCTATAACTGAGACAACTTCCCGCCCCTCAGTGTGCCGAGGGAAGGGAAGTAGGATCAGGGGGGATTGCAGTTCCCCCTGATCCGCCTCTTCCTACAGCAAGCTCGCCATTTTCTCAGTTAAAGCCCACAACGCTTTGTTGAGTTTCACGTCTTGATCAATCCCGGTTACGGGGCGAGTGCGGCGACGTGTGGTATAGCCCTGTTCATCTCGTTGCGTGTAGCGGTTTCCGCCACGGATCAGCGATTCTTGTACGCGGTTCATCGTGCCCCACACATTGCCCTCTTCTGGTTTGTCGGCATACCGTCGGACGGCTAATAGGGATTCTGGAGCCGGTTGCGCTTGCGTTTCGTCCCATCGGAGCAAGGCGGCGGATTGCGCGAAGGCCACTTGTTGCGCGGTCGTGAGGCTCTTGCCTCTCCATTCCTGGGTGCGGTCAATGATTGCCGGGAAGTCTTCGACAATCTTGTAACTCGCTTCGATCACCTGGCCCATGATGTCGCCAGTGTGGCGGGTCCGATAGTCGGCATGACTCTGGCCCATTTGGCAGACCATACCGTTAGAACAGGCCAGACGGAAGAGCCCGGAGGAGAGTTGATACGAGCTAGATCCATCATGCGAGTTGATCAAGACGACTTCCGGAAAGATGTCGCCGACCACCAACTCCTGTATGTTCCGGCGAAACCTGAGGATATGCTTGGTAAAATCGCCTTTCCCTTCGATCTTCGTTCGGGATTGTCTGGCGGCGACAACAGAGAAGCCCTCCTTGCGCATGCCCTCAATGATGGAGATTGTAGGGATGAACTGGTACTTGCTACTCATGGCTGTCCATGGTTTGTCCGCAAAGACGGATGGGACGAGCTCTCGAAGATTCTCGTTTGTCAGCTGGCTGTTTGATGTGAAATTCATGATGTGTGCCTTTCTGCCCGTTGCAGCGGGCAGGTTAGTGAGTAATTTTAACCTCGAAACAATCGCCTGCGGAGGATACGTAGCTCGCTGGAGTTGCCCCGGCATTGATCTGGCGGATGGCATGTCTCCAGCGAGACGCTGATCCCCCCTCATGCATCACATAGATAAGTGTGCCGGTTGCGGTGCGTCGGACCGTGCAATAGTGGTAACCCCCGTTAAAATAGGCGCTGAGTGTTGCGGTATCCGTCTTCATGATGGCGTCTCCTTGGTTTTGGTTCGCGGTTGTCATTGCGGTCATGTAAAAGGATAAAGCAAAATCTGGGCCGTAATATGACATGGCATATAGCTCATAACATCTTGTATTTCTTATGTGTATCTGAATAGATACAGGCTTGATCTAGAGATTGCATGTGGCGAGAATGTCGCGTATTTATCGGAAATATTGATAAACGTCGCTACTGGAGCGGCGATGAGAAGAAGTGAGGCGAAATTGCAAGTGTGGCGGAAATGTTCTAGTTAGAATGGGACTAACTTAGGCTTGTACAGGAATGCGGGCCTGGCTTGCTTTCGTGAATTGCACGATTTGCATGCAGGAATGACATTGAGATGGGTATGAAATCCACCCTTTGAGATGGGGACAATATGATCTTTCGTTAACGGTTTCCGCTGTTGGCAGTAGGCGCAACGGTACTGATAGCGGGCCATAATGGCTTTCCATTCCTGGAGTGTGAGCGAATTGACCGCTTCTCCATGGGCTGCAATTGTTCCTGCAAACCGCATTCGTCTGATATGGCTATTCCGGTTACACTGCTCAACTCTCTTCTCCCACCAGCGATTAAACTCAACTTTCCATTGCCGTTCTTCACGTTGCCATTCGCGTTCAGCTAGTTCCTCTTGTCGATCTCGCTCTAAGATACGCCGGATGCATTCTTCCTTGGATTCTCTCTGGTTCGCAGGCTTATTAATTTGGATGTAATGTGCTGGAATTCTCCGCCCCATCGTGTCCCCCTAAGAGCCGTCGTAGCGCGGCACGTTTACGCTTGATTGCATTGGCATGCTGTGAGGCAGCTACTCGTTGCTCTGGCGTGAGTGCGGCCCGTCTGGCCAATCCTCCAAGTCGGCCTAAGGATTGCGCGGCGCTATTCTTTTCAGGCTTGCTCATGCGGAGCTGCTAGCACACCATAGCGCTACAGTCAAGAGAGAAATAGCTCATTGGAACATCGTAACCTCTTGATAATCCTCACAGGGGCAGATTGTTGTGATGAAAAAAGAGGCGTGCTAGAATTTTGTATGAGAGAAACCCGAACTGAGGGAAGAGAGGGCCTTCGTTCATGGAGTCCGTTCAGCATCTCATCGAGATGCGAACAAGAACGGACGGAATAGCTGAGCCGTCGGCGCATCCCCTCTGCTCCTTGACTCCCGTACTCCAGCGGAGTACATCTCTCGCTATGGATCTTGCCCCTGCTCCAGCTAAGCCCAAACGGCGCACAAAGCTGAGTAAGCCTGAGCGATACCGTACCCAAATCCTCACTGCCCTCGATCAAGGCCAATCGCAACGCCAGATAGCCGCCAAGCTTGGTATGGCCCCTAGCTCCATCAGCTCCTGGCTCGATACGATTGATCAAGAAAAACACGAGCTTAGCCGGTTTCGATCCAGCCGTGTAGATGCCCTGTCACAAGTCCAAGGCAAGGCACTCGCGTTACAAGTCAAGCTGTTGGATGAGTTGATGAGAGATGGGCTCCCCATCGATGCAACAGTCAGTCAAAAGGCTGGATTGATGCAAACCCTCAATATCATGATGGGAACAAGCTTTGACAAGGAACGGCTGGAGAGTGGCCAGAGTACCCATAACCTGAACGTAGTAAGTAGAATGGTGGATACAGTGATCGGTGGGATGTACAAACCTGTTGAGACTACACGTGATACTGTTCCTGCGTCTAACGAGGGAGCAGGAAGTGCGGCGGAAGACGTAGCGGAGCGGCCAGCTAGCCAGGAAAGTGAGGGAGGCGAGGCCGGTGGGTAGGGGGGAAGACGGATCAGTGTCAACGTCATCGCCTCCTCCGCAGTAGACCTCTTCACAAACACGAGGCATGTAGTCTTTTATGTTGCTTGATTTGAAAGACTACACGGAGCCCTCTTCGCAAAGGCGTTCTGGAAAGTGAACTGTGGCAGAAGTTGCAACAGTTGCGAGGGCAGGCCCATCCAAAAATTTTTCTTTCACAAAAAGGGGTGTAGGACAATGACGAGCTGGATGGTACTGGAAGCCAGCGGGATACAAACGGCGGTGTGCTTGCAGGAGGTGAGTGCGGTGAGTGTGTGTGAGGACTATGCGGGGCAGTCATGGGTGATGCTGCGCGGTGGGGGTGAGCGGATCTATGTGTCGAGGCCAAACGCTCAGCAGGTGATGCAGCGCCTCATGCAAGGGGAGTAGGGGGTTCAGTGATGGAGCGTCCTGAGCCCTGGCGACAGTGGTTGATGGCGTATCTGGGGCGAGGGTACGTGACGCAGGAGCGGGCTGAGGTGGCGCTGTTAGAACGCTGGTGGCGGCTGGTGAGTGAGCGAGGGCGGTAAGGTGGAGTCTCCCGGAGTCCAGTCATAGATGCGGGCAGCCGAGAAGCAGCGCAAGCAAGCCGCGGAGGTGCGGCGCTGGATGGAGGAGCCGCTGTATTGGGCGAAGCGGTTTCTGGGGAAGGATTTCGATCCTTGGTCTGGACAAGAGAAGTTATGGGACGCCTACGGCAAGATTCTCAATGCGAAGTTGAAGCGCTATCAAGTCGGTCCCTCCGCTCTGACGGCAGAGGAAACGCAGTTAGCCGACAAGATGGGTATTTCGGTGATGTCGGGGCATGGGTTGGGCAAGGAGCGTTCCGTCACCGGGATCGGCCTGCATTACATGTTCGTCCTGAAGCAGTACAACCCGAAAGGGATCTGCACCGCGCCCGCCGGCCCCACCCTCCAATCCACCTTATGGCCTGAATTCAGCAAGGTCATTGCGGGCTCCGAAACCATGCAAGCCCTGTTCGAGAAGAACGCGGATCGGATCTTTCTGAAGGATGATCCCTTTCGCGGCAAGTTCATGCGCATTGAGCCGCGCACGATTCAACAGAATTCCAATCCTGAGGAGCAAGGCGTCGTCCTGGCCGGGATTCATGCCACCGGGGTGCTGTATCTCATCACCGAAGCCTCCGGCGTCCCTGAGCCGGTCTTCAAGCCCATCGAAGGCGGTCTCTCTGATCCCCTCTCCTTGGTGATCATGATCTTCAATCCCACGAAACGCACCGGCTTTGCCGCTGAATCCCATCTCAAGAACCGCAAGTATTGGCATTGTCTCCAGTGGGACGCGCGAGAACTGAAGAAAGAGAAGCTGGCGAGTGAAGGCCGGTTTGTCTGGTTCAACGAACGCGCCCAAGATGCGTTGATTGAGAAGTACGGGGAAGACTCTGATACCGTCCGCATTCGTGTCATTGGCCTCCCTCCCAAGCAGGCGAATGATACCCTCATTCATTACGATGCCGCGATGGCGGCGTCCGAACGTCAGGTGGAGATTCAGCCACATGATGCGCTGTCTATCGGGGTCGATGTCGGCGGCGGCGGCTCAGGCGGCGATCCCTCCGTAGTAACCGTGATGCGTGGTCCCAAATTGGTCGCACAGTACAAGTACGAGGAGGTCGATGAATTCCGATTGGCGGATTATGTGGCGGATCTCTTGAGCGCGGAACGCGCCAATCTGGGACCGGATGCCTCGTTTGTCGTCATGGTGGACTCCGGAGGACTCGGACGGAGTACCTACAAGATGCTGACCGATAAACACGGAATACGGAATTGCTACGGGGTTGATGCCGCCGAGTCTCCATCGAGGGACAGTGAATTTCATCGAATGCGCGATGAACTCTGGTGGGAAGTCCGAGAAGCCTTCATGGAATCCAAAGAACTCGCGATTGATCCCCACATCAAGACCTTCGATGACCTCATCTCTCAATTGACCTCCATCAAGTGGGCAGCAGTCGAATTGAACGGACGCACGCGCACGAAGGTGCAAGGCAAAGGCAGTAGCTCCGGTATCCCCAACGTGAAGCCGCTCGTGCATAGCCCAAATGAGGCGGATAGTCTTTGTTTGGCCTGGCGCGGCTACTTGCGCTATTGTTCCAAGGTACCGGGGCGATTTAAACGACCAGGACGCTATCAACGCTATGAACAACCATCATGGAAGGTACTGTGAGACATGCTAAACGAAAACTATTGTGCGCACTGCGGGCAGAGCATTTCAGGGGAACATCTTGCAAGGGCGACCGGCATGCAGGATATTGGTGAGCTGAAGGAGAAGGTTGACACGGTCTTGATATTAGCAGACCAGCTTCGTGCGGCGCTTAATCAAGTGGCACTCGTGAAAGAAGCCTGCGAGGGCATGCAGCAAACCATGCGGCAATGTGCGCCAGGGCCGCTCTTTGATCGGCTCAATGTGGACCTGCATGAGATAGAGAGCCGGGTTTCCTCCCTTGAGTATGCCGTGAATAAGAAGACCATTCGAGCGAGGACCAGTAACAAATGAAGGGGGGTGACATGCATGAAAAAGCCAGCCAAGAAGTCCGGCAAGAAGAAGGGTTGCTAAGTGAGGAGAAGAAGCAGGCCCTCATTCACGATGCCCACCGCAAAGTGAAAGGCGCTCTTCGGGAACTCCACATGGCCTATGAAAACCTTGACACGCTCAAGCAGATGTGGTAGCTCCTGATGTAACGCCTAAATACGTGTCCGCCTCCTTGGAGCCGCGCACGAGGGATCAACTCTCTCGTGGTGGCTCCAGCTCCTTCCAACTCCAACGCCAAGACTTCTTCTAAAGAACAGCTCGATTTCCTTGTTTCGTCCGCCAAGAAGGAAGACGAAGCACTCATCATTCAACGCTTGCAGCGGTTTGTTGTGGAAGCGACCACGTCGCCGTTGCGTCGTCTCTATGAAGCCGAAGCCTCGATCAATCACGCTTTCGCCGAAAACGAATTCTACACCGCCGATGAACTCCAAGCCCTCTTAGAGCGCGGGCAACCTCCCACGAAACGGAATGAAATGGCCCCAATCCTCGAACGGATTGCTGGTCAGTTCATCCAAACGCGCCAACGAGTCACTTTTCTCGGTCGCAACGTCCCATCAGATGATCCGGTCGCCAATCTCGCGAAGGATTACCTCGCGCATAACGACACGCTCAACCAAATTGAGTTCGAGGAGCAAGAGCAAGTCTGGGATGGGAACCTCGGCGGCGTCGGTTGGCTCAAATCCTACATTGCAACCAACGAACTCGGCCAAAAATACAACAAGGTCCGCTCGGTTAACCCCTTTCATATCTACAAAGACCACTTTTCGGTGCGCTATGACCCCAACGATGACGCGAAATACATCATTGAAGGGTCCTGGATGGATCAAGAAGACGGAATCGCCTTCTTCCCCGATAAGGAAGACGAAATCCGAGACTACATTTCGAGCGGACCAGGCCTAGGACTCCCCCATCTCGGCAATATCGCCGCGTCCCTCCTCAATGAGCAGGCGATGCCGGGGACGATGTACTCGCTGTCCGTGCATGGGACCGGCGGGCGGGCCAGAATCAGGCCGTTTGAGATCTGGTACAAGCGGAAAATCAAGGTCTACTACCTCCTGAATCAAGACGGGGTCGTCGCACTCCCTGTTCCGCTCGATGCCAAGCAAGCCCATGCACTCATCAAGCAAGCTGGCGACGAATTCGTCCTGTCCTCCGTCTTGCAGGACCGCATGTATACGGGTGTACTCCTCGGGAGTCTCCTCCTCCATCACGATGTGTCGGAACACGAAACCAATCTCTTTCCCTATGTGCCGTTCTACTCCGGATTGAAGAAAAACGGCCTCCCCTTGCCGCTGGCGTCGCGCCTCGTGCCATTGGTCGAAGCGATCAATAAGCGCGAAAGTAAAGCGCTGGCAGCTCTTTCCAACAATCAGGCCATTGCTGAGAAGAACGCGATTGAAGACCCCGAAGCCTTCCAAAAAGAGAAAGCCCGTCCGGATGGCTTGATGGAAGTGATGGAAGGGGCGCTGTCGAACGGCAAAGTAGTCCTTCGCGCGAATACGGAGATCGGCCAAGGGCAATTGGCGCTACTCCAGGAAGACAAAGACGCGATTCTGAGGGTAGCCGGTCAGGAAAAAGCCCTTGAGGAGCCGAGCGAGATTCGCTCTGGGTCCGGCATGGCGCGGAAGCAGATGGTGGGGGCGCAGGTTATTACCCCCCTGCATTCCAATTTGCGCCGTTCGCGGTTCATGCGGGCTCGGTTGGCCCATGCCTACATGAAACAGTACCTCACCGAAGAGATGTCGTTTCAGATCACTGACGATCCGAACGCGCCTCGCGTCGTGCAGATGACGAAAGGGGCGATCCAAGCGATTAAGGAGCGGACTTACGATCTGGTGTTGACCGAAGAGAAGGACTACGCGGTCTTGCGTGAGCAACAGGCCGAAATGCTGCTGACGGTCTTGCCGCAGTTGGCCACGCTCGGCCCCGGCATGGTGAAGCTCGGCATTCAGTTGACGGAACTGAGGGACAAAGAAGGGCTGATCAAGATGATCGATCAGCAATCCTCAACCGGCCCCGCCATGCCGAAGATTTCGCTGTCGCAGGATTGGAAAGACCTCACGCCAGAAATGCAAGCGTATTACGCGATGACAGCCTATCAAAGCCCTGAACTGGCTGAGGCGATTATGCAGGCCGGGAACGATCCCGCCTTCATCAAGAAGCTCAAGGCCGATCTGATTAACACGCAAATCAAAGAAGGCACACGCGCGACGGTAGAACGGGGCCGTCTCGACCTGTCTGCCCTGCAAACGGCGGTTGAAGGCCGGATGCAATTGCGACAGGAATTCCAGCAACCCGCACAAGGAGCACAACCGGCATGAGTACCGCAGTCATTGAACCGTCCGCCCCTGCGACGGCTACGGCCCCTGGGAGCTTGCTCACGCAGCTCTACAGTCAGCCGAAGGCTGAAGCAGCGACTTCGGATGGAGCGACCACATCCACACCGACCCCAGAAACCGGAAGCACAACCACGCCTACGGCGTCCGTTGTCCCCGCTGGAGAGGTGAAACCTGACCCTCAGAAGGATGCTGAGGCTGAGCAGGCGAAAGCGGCAGAGGCCAAGAAAGCTGAAGAGCGGGCCAAAACCGAAGAAAGCCACCGGGCGGCAGCTCGGAAGCTCGGGCGAGAAGTGCAAGACCTGAAACAGCAATTGGCGCAGGCCATTGAGGAAACCCGCACGCTCAAATCCAAGCTGGAAGGCACCTATGAGGAGCCGCAACAGCCGACTCCTGAGCAGATTGTGGAGCGGGCGAAGTTTGAAGGGCGCGAAATCGCCAGCCGAGAACTCGCCTATGACAAGTACGGGCAGGACAAGGTTGAGGAGCGTATTTACGCGGACCAGTCTGAATACAAGGGCCTGATTGCACAGGAGCCTTGGTATCACGTCCGTGTGGCGAATAGCCCGCACCCGACCCTTGAAGCTTGGAACGTCCTCGAAGAGCACGCCTTTAAAACACAGTACGGAAACGACCCTTCGCAGTGGAAGGCCAAGATTATCGCGGAAGCGAAACCGGCCATTGTGGAGGATTTCAAGAAAACACTTCATGTGACACCGACAGGGCAACCGGCTCCATCGGTGACACAAGCCCGTGGCGATGGTGGGCCAACACAGCGCACCAAATCACTTGCAGAACTGATGTATGGCGCACCCCCACCGGCCTAAACCGTGAAAGGGTAAGTTGATATGGCTACATTAGGCTCCAGTCTCCTCACATTGGTTGATCACGCAAAGCGCGTGCAGCCGAATGGGAAAATTCAGGGCATTGCAGAACTCCTGTCTCAACGCAACGAAGTGGTTGACGACATTCCATGGGTAGAAGGCAACCTTCCTACCGGACATCGCACAGTGGTGCGCACCGGACTTCCGACAGTGGCGTACCGCTTGATGAATGCGGGCATTACGCCAAGCAAGAGCACGACCGCACAGATCGATGAACAGTGCGGCATGCTGGAAGGATGGTCTGAGGTCGATAAGGACTTGGCCGAACTCAACGGCGATGTGGGCGCATTCCGCTTGTCGGAAGACAAGGCGTTCATTGAGTCGATGGGCATCAAGTTCTGTTCCACCTTGTTCTATGGCAACACCGGCCTCAACCAAGAGGAATTCACCGGGTTGTCTCCTCGCTACAGTCTGACCACAGCCGGGAATGGCAGCAACATCCTGCTCGGCGGTGGCGCAGGCTCCGACAACTCCTCGGTCTGGTTGGTGGGATGGGGCGAGCAATCCGTGCACGGCATTTACCCGAAGGGGTCCGTCGCAGGATTGCAGCATGAGGACTTGGGCCTCGTGACGGTCCAGACCGCCACCGGCCCCGGCACAGGCCGGATGCGGGCTTATCAATCGCGCTTCCAGTGGAAGCACGGCATCGCGCTTCGCGATTGGCGCTATGCCGTTCGGATTGCCAACATCGATATTTCCAACTTGGTGAGCAAGTCGTCTGCGGCGGACTTGATCGAATTGATGATCAAGGCGATCCATCGTATTCCGACGATCTCCGGTGTGCGGCCAGTGTTCTACATGAACCGGAGCTGCTACCAGATGCTCGACATTCAACGCCGTGACGATGTCCAGACCGGCGGACAGTTGGGCTACAGCAATGTCGATGGGCAGCCAAATATGGCCTTCCGAGGCATTCCGGTCCATCGGACAGATGCGTTGCTCGAAACCGAATCTGTTGTGAGCTAATGGAGTCCTTTGGAGTCCACTAGCAGCACTTAACTAAAGGAGCTTTGACCATGATCATCGATTCACAAGCCACACTGTCGGATGCCCAGGCACTCACTGGGACATCCGCTGTGATCAGCACGAATATTTATGACGGCAGCTCTGATCGGAACTTGAGCACAGGCGAGCCGTTGGTCGTAACCATCACGTTCGACGTAGCCTTGGCTGGCACCTCTCCCACCTGGCTCGTTGCGATTCAGACGGCGACCGATTCGGCGTTCAGTTCGCCGGTGACGCTCATGACCAGTCAGACCTTCTCTGGTGCAGCCAGTCTGCCGGCTGGGAAGATCCTTCGGTATGTGATCCCGCAATTGGACGAACAACTCCAGTATTTCCGGTTGTCGTACACGATGGGCGGGACCTCTCCGACATCAACGGTCACGTCCACAATCGGGCGGGCCGATATGGCCCAGGCCGCGGAAGTGTTCTATCCGAAGAACTACACCATTAGCTAAGGCTGATGGGATGAGCCGGGGTCGCATGGCCCCGGCAGTTCTTCTTTCTCAATGGAGGAGTCATGCGAGTACGGGCCAAACAGGCAGTGAGCGGAAACGAACTGTACGGCGTCGGCTATTACGACCTGAAGCTCTACAAGGGCGGGGAAGAGTTCGACATCACCGACGGGCGGCACTTCAGCGACAAATGGATGGAGAAAATCGTAGAGCCCCCGGTGCAGTTTGTCGAGGTTGAGGTCGATAAAGACGAACCTACCAGCAAGAAGAAGAGGTAATTTATGGCAGTCGTCGCAGCCACAAAAAGCGGGGTACCGCCGGAACAGGTCGGTCAATCCAATTGGTTTGGCGAGTCGGCCCATGTGCAATGGACGCTGGCAAACGGCGACCAAGGCACGCCGGTCTCGTTTGCGGAGTTCTCCGACCGGAGCATCCAATTCACCGGCACGTTTGGCGCAGGCGGATCAATCCAGTTGGAGGGGAGCAACGATCTCACCTCTCCCACAAACTGGTTTCTCCTCACCGACTATCAAGGCAACAACATCGTGAAAACCGCCGCCGCCTTTGAAGGGGTGGAGGAGCCGAGTATTTGGGTCAGGCCGAACGTGACCGCCGGGGACGGTACAACGGCGCTGGTGGCCAAGCTCTATTGTCGGCGCGTCAGAGGGAGGGCCGTCTAATGGCGAAGGACCCCAACACCGACGTGAGTATCAGTGAATTTCTCGACACGCTCGAAAAAGGCAAGCGAACCTACGAATGCTTTAAGTATGCCCTCGAAGTGGGGCAACGTCTCGCCAACCACGAACAGGTGGAGCGGGAATTGATTGCCAAGGCTGAGAGTGCGCGTAAGGCAACTGAGCAGGTGGAGCAGCGCTATCGGGATGCCTGCGATCAGTGGAGCCGTGAAGTCACGGTGGTCAAAGAAAAATCTCTGGCGGACATGGCGGCGGTGCGCAAGGACGAGGAAGCCGCCATTCTCAAGATCCGCAATTCAACCCAGACACAGCAAGATAAGCTACAGCGCGAGCTAGCCGATCTGTCGGTGAAGGTTGAAGCGAAGAAGATCGAAGTGAGCCAGCTCCAGCAACAGTCGGTAGATCTCGTCAATGAATTGCGCAAGATCGAGAAGCAAGTGGCCAATGCGCGAGAAGCCAAGCGAGCGTTGCTTGAAGCGTAACCTCTTGCTCATTGCGTGGCTCGCAATGGTAGCCCCTGCATGGGGTACAGTCTACGTCAATCTGGATCTGGAAAGTAGCACCGTGAATGCGGCGATTACCAACAGTAGTACCCATGACGGCTCCTTGATTGAGTTGTTCAGCGGCGATCCCGCCTATCCGACTCCGTTCACACGCAATGCGATTACGACCCCCTCAGGGGTCCGCTATCATGAAGTGTTGACGATTTGCGGCGGCTACAGTGGATCTCGGTGTACCCCTGGGAATGACCCCACGGTGACCACCAATCAGGCCGGATTCGTCACGCACCATACGGCCATAGACTGGACGACAAAAACCGGGCAAACGTTTTATCTGGGTGGATTCTTTCGATTTGACCGAGTGGGCGGGCGCAATGTCTGGGCCGCCGATACGTTCGATAAACTCTGGGAATTCGGGGGCAACGGGTCGGATCACTCAACCCGGTGGGACTCGGCGAACACGTTTACCTTTGATCTCTGGTGCGCCGCGTCGGTCTTCTCCGCATGTGAGAATACCGGGATTAACGACTTCGACCACAAACCCGCAAACGTGAGCCCCTATAGCGGATCGAACCCTTACGAGTGCAATTTCGAGCAGTGGTACGCGGTGGTTCTGGCGATCACCATGAATACCTCATCCAGCGGCGTGATTAAAATGTACATCAACGGCACGCTGATTCACGACAGCACGCATGTCACGATGGATACAGGAATTGTGTCCTCTGACGGCGCCACTTTGCACGGCACGATTGCACAACCCGCGTACGATGCCCCGGATCATTACCGTCGCTCGGACAAGCTTATGTTCACGGATAACTTGACCGACATTCAAAACGCCGGGCTGATGTCAGACCCTAACGGCGGAGGTGGCGGGCGCGTGACGATGTTTATTGAGCAGAGCACGGTGATTGCGACAGCGGTAGCGGCTCTCCAATACCTCATGATCTTGGCGTTCCTGTGGGAGCAGCGCCAGAAAGCCATTCGCGCACTGATGCTCCTACGTGCCGCGTACTGGCGCATTCGCTACAGCCGGGCCGTTGCGAAGTGGCAACGGGACGCGCCTCTCATGCTGGAGTCCAGGGGAGAACATGTTGATCTGACGCGGCAACAGGAGCAGGACGCATGGCAATTTCGGAAGTAGGCACAGCGACCTTAGGCTCTGATACGGGCGGCGGCACCAGCATTTCCGTCAGTCGAACAACCACGTCCGGCTCGAAAGGGTTGACCGTCCAGCTCTCCTACTACAACGGCTCAGGCACCGTGGCGGCACCAACGTTGAGTTGGAACGGCACAGCGATGACCACGGTTGCGCAAGCGGCGAATTCCCTCGGCGGCAATGATAAGCGTTGCGCAGTCTACTTTCTGGCTGATCCAGCAGCGGGCACCTTTAACCTCACCGGCACCTTCAGCAATACGGCGTTCTGGCGGCTCGCGATTCGAGAGTGGAGCAATGCGGATAGTACACACGGGGGGGCCAGTGCCGACGGCGATTCAGGAACCCCATCGGTCAACGTAGCCTCAGTGGTTTCAGGAGAAGTGTGTCTGGATGCCCTGTCAGCGAATACCACATTGGCGGTGGGATCTGGCCAGAATACCACCAATTCGTATAACGCCAATCTGGTTGGCTCTGTCGATGGGGGAGCCTCTATTGACACATCCTCAACCGGCACGGTGGCGATGGATTGGACTTCAGGCAGTTCGACCTGGGCCATTGCCGCGATGGCGTTGGTGGAAGCCGCAGCCGGGGCACCTGGGCGTCCGATGTTCCGAGGGAGCTGATGCCAGACACAACGATTAGCGCATTGACAGCAGGCGCAGGGCTCACCGGATCGGAAGTCCTACCCATTGTGCAGGCCGGGGCCACCGTGCGCACGACCACGCAAGCGGTTGCGAACCTGGCAACGGCGGCGGTGAACGTCGTTTCAAATGCCCTCTCCAATGAGATTAGCGTGCGTGCGGCAGCCTCGGCAGTGCTGGATGCTCGCGTCTCAACTCTATCCGATAGCTTGACCTCCCTTGTCAATCGCGTCTCGGCGAACAGCGGGGTCGGGGGAGGTAGCGGGAGCGTTACCAGCAACGAATTGAGCGCGGCCATTGCGATCAGCGCGGTGAGCGGGGCTACGTCGGTCAAAGGCCTTCAGTCGGTCGTCAATCAACTCAGCAACCGCACCAGCGTGCTCAGTCAAGCAATCTCTATTGTCAGCACGGCAGCCAGCAATGCGCTCTCTGTGGCGAATGCCGCGTCCAATGCAGCCAGCAACGCGCTCAGTGTTGGCAACGCCGCGAGCAATGCCGCTTCGATTGCCGATGCCCATGCCTCAGTGGCGTCTCTAGCGGCTACGTCGGTGGATACGCGGGTCAATACCGTCTCGAACCTTGTCTCCATTATTTCACAGCAAGTGTCTCTGCTGTCTCAAGCGCAGAGCGTCTTGTCGGTCAATGTGCAGACAATCAGCAACGCGGTCTCTGCGATCAATGCCGTCTCCTCACGGACAACAGCGGGCACTTCTGTAAGGGGCGTACAAAGCGCGATCAACAATCTTTCGTCTCGGCTATCTCAGGTTGCTGGTGGCTTCGTTGCTTCAGCACGCACAACGGCAGGAACGTCCGTACAGGGCTCGCAAAGTGTGATCAATGCCCTGTCCGCTCGGTTGTCCCAAGTGGCGGGTGGATTCGTTGCTTCAGCTCGGAACTCAGCGGGCACCAGTATTCAAGGCTCACAGTCGGTGGTCAATGCGCTGTCTGCCAGGATCTCACAGAATGCTGCATCGATTGCCGCATTGTCGAACCTCTTGAGCGGTGTGTCAGTGCGGGGCTGGTCCTCTCCTTCCTCGGCAACCGTTTCGGCCAAAGGGCTCCAAAGCTGTCTGAATAAGATCAGTAACACGTTCTCGAATGCCTTTTCATCCGGCTCGGCGGTATCGGCAGGCCTCACCAGTGTAGACAATCGGGTCTCTGTACTATCAGCGGCGCATACCTCCTTAAATACTTATGTCTGTGCGGTCTCAGCGAGAACGACCGGGGCCACAAGCGTGAAAGGTCTTCAGAGCATCGTCAACGCCCTGTCAGCCAGGATCTCACAGGCTGGAGGCGGCGGCTCTGGATCGGTCACTAGTACGGAGCTAAGCGCGGCCTTGGCTGTGTCGGCACGTGTGACCATCGGTGGCACGACATCAGTAAAGGGGCTCCAATCAGTACTGAACGCGATCAGCAATCAATTCAGCAATGCGTTTTCTGCGGGAGATGCAGCAAGCAATAAGATCAGCGCCATTTCAACGCCATTCTTTGGGGCGTCGGCGCGAACGACAGCCGGAACGAGCGTAAAGGGGTATCAGTCTGTCATTAACGCGCTGTCCTCTCGCATCTCGCAAGTAGCAGGCGGGTTTGTCGCATCCGCCAGGACGACGGCGGGAACTTCAGTTCAAGGGTCGCAAAGTGTGATCAATGCGCTCTCGGCCAGACTCTCACAAGTGGCTGGCGGGTTCACAGCCTCAGCTCGCAATTCTGCCGGGACAAGCATTCAGGGATCTCAGAGCGTGGTCAATGCCTTATCGGGGCGTATTTCTGACGCTGAAGCCCATGCCAGCACAGCGAGTGCAGCAGCCACCAGCGTAGACGCCAGAGTCAACACGCTGTCTAATACTGTGAGCATTATTAGTCAGCAAGTCTCGGTATTGAGCCAGCAACTTAGCGTCTTGTCACAAGGACTCTCAACGCTATCCGTCAACGTCCAAACTGTCAGCAACGCCGCATCTAATGCGCTCAGTGTCGGCAATGCCGTATCCCTCCGATTGGATGGCGCATCAGCCAGAACGACGGCAGCGGCTTCAGTGAAAGGCTATCAGTCTGTAATTAATGCCCTATCTGCTCGGATTAGTCAGGCTGGAGGAGGGTTCGCGGGATCAGTCAGAAATTCAGCAGGCACGTCTATTCAGGGGGCGCAATCGGTGCTCAACGCCCTGTCTGGCAGGATCAGTGATGTTGAAGTCCATGCTTCGACCGCGTCCGCCGCTGCAACCTCTGTTGATGCGCGAGTCAATGCGGTATCCAATCTCGTTAGCATCATCTCTCAACAAGTGAGCGTGCTCTCACAGCTCCATTCCGTCTTGAGTCAAAACGTCTCAACGCTCTCGGTGAATGTACAGACTGTGAGCAATGCAGCCAGTAACGCCTTGTCAGTGGCGAATGCGGCAAGTAATGCCGCTTCGATTGTGTCGAATGCGCTCAGCAATGAGATCAGCAATCGAATTTCTCACGTCAATGTGGTCAGTCAGGCCGTGTCAGTCCTGAGCCAGCAAGTGTCCGTCTTGAGTCAAGCGCTCTCTGTGGTCAATGCGGTGTCGGCTCGCACCACGGCAGCCGCAAGCGTGAAAGGGCTTCAGAGTATCGTGAATGCCCTCTCCAGCCGCATTTCTCAAGCTGGTGGTGGCGGCTTTACGGCGTCAGCCAGAACCACAGGCGGCGTGAGCGTCCAAGGGTCGCAATCAGTGATCAATGCTTTATCGGCCAGAATCTCACAGATTGCCGGGGGCTTTGTGGCATCGGCTAGGAACTCGGCCAATACCTCTGTGCAGGGCTCGCAAAGTGTGATTAACGCGCTCTCTGGGAGGATGGATGTATCGTGTCGGTTGACCATCGGCGGGACGACTTCCGTGAAGGGCCTGCAATCGGTCCTCAACGCGATCAGTAACCAATTCTCGAACGCCTTCAGCGCGGGGGATGTGGCATCTAATGCCATTTCAAACGAGATCAGCAACCGGATCTCTCATGTCAATGTCGTTTCACAGGCGGTCTCTGTCCTGTCGCAACAGCTCTCCTTGCTTAGTCAGGCGCATTCCACGCTCAGCGCTCAGCACGTGGCGCTGTCACAAAATGTGTCCGTTTTAAGTCAGGCACATTCCGTTTTAAGTCAGGCACATTCCGTTTTAAGTCAGGCACATTCCGTTTTAAGTCAGGCACATTCCGTTTTAAGTCAGGCACATTCCGTTTTAAGCGATGCTCATTCGGTTCTTTCTGCTGGACTTGGCGGCATGCAGCTTAGAAAGG